ACTGTGGTAATTTGGTGTTCATGAGCATAGGGTACGAACTTAATGGAAGGTTGAATCTATGGCAACATAGAGCGAGCGTCCGCCAAGCGAATAAGGTGCTAACTTAATCGTCCTGCCTATTCTCACTCTCTTTATTTTTTATGGGGAGTAGGGGGAATTAAGAGTTAAACGAGTTTGATGAAGGCCTTATTCATTCATCACTCTTAGGTCGGAAATGGTTCCCGACACACCTAAAAGGTACTTGAGATGATGGATATGCCGCCCATCAAGAGTGATACCGCATTGCATTATGGCGGTATATAAATTAGATGTATATCTGAGGTCACTGAGTTAACACTTAAGCGACTTGTAAAGTCGTCAGTCTCAGAGTTAAAGTCAACAACAAAGATTACCACCTATTGATGCGAGGGTGGTATATAAATTACGCACGAAAAAAGACGTTGCGATAACTCGGTAAAAGTTATTGTCGCTACTAATCATTGGCGGTTGTTGGGTACCTATGATACTACTGTCTTAAGCACGATAAGCAGTAGTTAGGTGTAGAAGGGTTATGTGTGATCCTGTGCGTGCTATGTCGTTAAGGCACAAAACACTTAGTAGGTATAGATACTTAAAACCTATACCACTGGAGCGGTGACCTAATCACCAATTCTTTTCCTTACGGCCTCTGTTTAAAGGTAGCAAGCACAAACGTAAGGCTTTCTGAAAAAAAGATTAAAATCCTGTCTTTTGCGACATCGGGGTCGTGGCTTGGTCACCACATCTCTGGAGTTAGTTTTTGGTGATACCTTAGTGTTTAATATCTATTAGTGTGACCGCTAATTAAAGATATTAGACACGATAATGTAAGTCCTAATATTTGCTATCTTCTAGGTAAATGTCATGTGTTGGCATCGGATATTAGGCGGTGGGTTATGGTGGTTGATCCAACTTGGGGAATTTCCTCACGGAAGTGAGAACGGCAATCTCACAAAACCACCCACTATATTGAGGATTAGTCTAATGGTAGAACAATGGATTTTGATTCCATCCGTAGGGGTTCGACTCCCTTATCCTCAGCCAACGAGATACTTGACTTACTATTTCAAAGCACTCCATGATAAAGGTTAGGAAATAGCGTTTAAACTATTGTGCGAGAACAAAGTCCTGACGCCATCCAGAGTAAGGGTTATGGAGAGCCAAGCTTAAGGAAACCGTTATTAACTCGGTAAAGTACGCTTAAAACGGAACCAATACTTTATAAAGGAGAATGTATATGTTAACAAAGGGATTTATGATACGAGAACTCAAAAAACTTGGAATCCGCAAGGGCGATAAAAACGGGGCAAAGGTTAAGTTAGAGCACCTTAAGTCTTATGCGGTAACCGAATTATATTATCAACACTGTAATAATACAATACAAAATGATTGACAAATAAAATTGCTCCTTGTATAATAAATGTTGTAGAAACCTTTACACAACAAACATTATACAAGGAGTTGATTTTTTATGAATATTATTACAGCTTATGCTACCAAGAATGATTGCTACATCATTAAACAACCTATGACACCGGTTGGAATTGTGATACATAGTACAGGCGTCAATAATCCAAACTTAAAGAGATATGTAGACTGCCCTTCAGAATGCGGCAAGAATTGGTATAATAACCATTGGAATAATCCATCAAGTAAAATAGGAGAACAATGCGTACATAGTTTTATCGGGTATGATAAATATAACAAGGTGAGAGTGGCAAACATCTTGCCATATAATTATGCCTGTTGGGGATGTGGCAGAGGAAAACACGGAAGTTATAATTATAATCCAACTGGACACATTCAGATTGAGCTTTGCGAAGATGATTTAACAAATAAAGCTTATTTTAATGCCATATTTAGTACTGCTGCTGAATATTGTGCGATGCTTTGTAAACAGTTTAATCTACACCCAGCAACAATAGTGGGCCATTGCGAAGCATACAGAAAAGGATATGCATCTAATCATGCAGATCCAGAACATTGGTTTAAAAAGCATGGTAAGACTATGAGTGATTTTAGAAAACTTGTTGAATCATTTTTAGGTATTCAAGCGAGATATTTAGTAAGAGTAATAACCGATGTGTTAAATGTAAGAAAGGGTGCCGGAACAAATCATAACATCGTAACAACTGTTAAAATAAATGAAGTTTATACAATTGTAGAAGAAAAGGTTGTAGGTAATGATGTTTGGGGAAAATTAAAAAGTGGCGCAGGCTGGATATGTTTAACTTATACTAAAAAATTATAAGGCATAGCTTAGGCTGTGCCTTTATTTATTAATAAATTGTAAACATTTACAAAAAGTCTTGACAAATAAAGGTGTACTTATTATAATAATAACACAACAAAATGATTGGAGATGAGATTATGTATGTTTGTTTAAATTGTGGAAACACATTCACGGAGCCAATATATTGGGAAGAAAAACATGGGTTTTCACATGGGCCGTTTGAGCGTTTTAGTGGATCTCCTTGTTGTTCAGATGATTATGCGGAAGCGCATAGATGTGATTATTGCACTGAATGGATTGAGGGGCCATATATTAAACTTGAAAACGGAGATCGTATTTGTGAAAACTGCTATACTACATATGAATTAGGAGATGAAGATTAATGAAAAAAAATACATGTGTATGTTGTGATAACCCCGAAATTTTACCAGAAGGCAGTCAAGTTTGTTATAACTGTGAACATAACACAGGAAGCAAAAATGAATCTGAAGGGTTAGGTGCTTTATTTTCAAAAAAAGATGTACGAGATTATAGGATTGATTGTGTCTCTGCACCAGTGGAGTTCCCCTCAGAATTTGAATTAAAAATGCCGAAGGTTAAGAATCAGGGTAGTGTAAATTCATGTCACGATAAAGACACAGAAGTTTTAACAAAAGCCGGTTGGAAACTTTTTAAAGATATAACTAAAGAAGATTTATTGGCAAGTGTAAATCCTAGTGATGGAAATCTAATTTTTGAACACCCAGTAAATATTATTAAAGAAAGATATATTGGAGAAATGATTTTAGGGCAACATCAATCATTAAATTTTATGGTAACCCCAAATCATAAAATGGTTATCAGAAAATGGAATGAACAGGAAAGAAAATTAAGTGCAAACTACAGTTTTGTAGATGCCGATAAATTAGGGTGGTGTGCTGGTCTTAGAACGGAATTTTATCAAAATAAAAATATTGTTGGTCCAATTATTCTTGAAGAAGAAAAAATTAGTAATGGAAATATACTTCCCCGTATTGAGATAGATATGTATGACTGGGTTCAATTACTTGGTATATATTTAGCAGAAGGAACTCTTTATAAAGATGGCCCTAAGTATGATTATCGCATTCAATTAGCCGCTGTTAAGCAGAGAGAAAAGGATTTCATAAGAGACTTATTAAAAAGAATTGGTATCAATGGGGTTAATGAACAAAAAGACAGATTTCATTTTCATAATAAAAGGATATGGGAAATTTTTGAAAGTTATGGACTTGTTGGTGTAAAATCATATGATAAATTTATACCAGAATTCATATTTGATCTAGATGAAAGTTATATTAAAAAATTTTTATATGCATATGCAATGGGTGACGGTCATTTTAAAAAACAAGGTGGCGTCAGTTATTTTACATCATCAAAAATAATGGCAGAACAAATTCAAATACTATTATTAATGAGTGGTACATACAATAAGATTGTTGAGCAAAAACCCAAAACTAAAAACAAACCAAGAATAGAAGGAAGAGAAATCACCGCAAAACATATTGTTTATGTTATTAATGGTTGGTTTAGCAATAATCTAAGTATTAATAAAAAACTAAATATTAAAAATGTTATGTATGACGGTTATGTGTATTGTGCAGAAGTTCCCACTTACCACACATTAATTACTCGAAGGAATAAGTGCATTTTATTAAGTGGTAACTGCGTTGGACATTCTATTGCGACAGTTATTGAATACTTTAATAATTTGCAGCAAAACAGCAATGAAGAGATGAGTGTTGGTTATATCTATGGTAACAGAACTAATACAACTCACAGTGGTCAAGGAATGTATACTAGAGACGCAATTGCTGCTACCTGCAAGTATGGTGATGTGGCCAAAAAACTCTTTCCATACAATGAAGAAGTGCCAGATATTATTGAAAAGTTTAATGAGCAGTCCGATGCATTATTTGATAAAGGTCAGCCTAATAGGTTTACATCTTATTATAGGTTATATAATGATAATGAAATTAAAACCTCTCTTATGAATAATGGTCCAGTAATTTTTGCAATGAAATGGTATGATGACATCAAGGTTGTCGATGGTGTAATCACTACTTCGCAAAAAGCAGATGGCGGTGGACATTGTATGGTTATTTACGGTTGGGATGAACGAGGTTGGAAAATAATGAATAGTTGGGGCGTTTTATGGGGCAAGGGTGGTAAAGCCATCTTACCTTATAATATTAAAATTAGAGAGGCTTGGGGTATTATTGATACATTGACTGGCACCAAGACAAATGTGGTTAAACCCTATAATAATAAAGTTGGCAATATGTTTGCTAAGATATTAAATTTCTTTATAAATATTGGCTATGTATTAGTTGATATTTTCAAGAAATACAATACGAAATGATTGAGGTAACAATATGGCAACAATTAATGAAATAAAATCTATGTTAAAAACACCAGAATATAATTTTCTATCGGAGAATGAGCATCTTGGCTCCAATATTATCTTGCTCACCCTTGGTGGCAGCCATGCTTACGGAACCAATGTTGAAGGTTCTGATGTTGATATTCGTGGCTGTGCTTTAAACGCAAAAGATGAAATTCTAACAAATAAAAATTTCGAGCAATTTGTTAACGAGGCTACGGACACAACAATCTATAGTTTTAATAAATTAATTAGCCTTTTGACTAATGTCAATCCAAATACGATTGAGTTGCTTGGCTGTAAGCCAGAACATTATATATATCTATCTCCTATCGGCAAAGAATTACTCGACAATCGACATTTATTCCTATCTAAAAAGTGTATACATTCTTTTGGTGGATATGCAAATGCTCAACTTCGGCGCTTAGATAATAAGGCAGTAAGATTAGTATCTCAATCCGAGAGAGAACAACATATACTCAACAGTATTGATAATGCTTCATATACATTTAAGGATCAATTTCTATCATATGATGAGGATGCTATTAAGTTATATATAGATAAATCAGAACGAGAAGAATATGATACTGAAATCTTTATGGATATAAATTTAAAGCATTATCCTCTGAGAGATTACAAAGGTATGTGGTCTACAATGAATACTATCGTAAAGGAATATTCTAAAATAGGTCAACGCAATGCCAATGCAATCGAGCACGGTAAATTAGCAAAACATATGATGCATTTAGTACGATTATATCTAATGTGTCTGGATATCTTAAACGAGGGCGAAATTATTACATACAGAGAGAAAGACCACGACTTCCTTATGGATATTCGTAACGGTAAATATCTTGATGATAATAGACAGCCGATTCCAGAGTTTTTTGATATCGTCAGTGACTTAGAAGCAAAACTTAATGCTGCAAAGAAGACTACTGACTTACCAGATAATCCTAATTATAAGAAAATTAATGAATTTGTAGCATCTGTAAATGAAAGGGTTGTACGAAATGAAATTTGATATAAAGCTCCCATTAGAAGTTAAAAGTATTTTATATCAACTTAATGAGTGTGGGTACGAAGCATATGTTGTAGGAGGATGCGTAAGAGATTCTATCTTACACAGACCAATACACGATTGGGATATTTGTACGTCGGCTACTCCAGAACAGGTGATTCAAACATTTAAAGACCAAGAAGTTATTCCAACAGGACTACAACACGGCACGGTGACCGTTGTTATAAATCATATTCCCTTTGAAATTACAACCTTCAGAATTGATGGAGATTATTCGGACAACAGAAGGCCAGATAGTGTAAACTTTACAACGGATATTGTGAAAGATTTAAGTAGAAGAGACTTTACTATTAATGCTATGGCATATCATCCAGACGTTGGATTGATCGATCCCTTTAATGGTATGTCCGACATAGTAAAAGAAACAATTCGTTGTGTTGGAGACGCCAAAGAGAGATTCGAAGAAGATGCTTTACGAATGTTAAGGGCTATAAGATTTGCTGTACAACTTGAGTTTAATATTCATCTATCAACAAATGATGCCATCAAGTCTTTATACACAAATCTTCAATATATATCTGCTGAAAGAGTGATGAGCGAACTAAATAAAATGATAGTTTGTCCGTCGTTTTTCATAGAATTATTACAGAAAAAATATTTATTTGCTTACATCATTCCAGAACTTTCCGAGTGTATAGATTTTGAACAAAAAAATCCATATCATTGTTATGATGTTTATAATCATATATCTCACGCAATTGGTTATGGAAGGCTTGACCTTATAGAAAAGTTAGCATTGTTATTTCACGATGTTGGAAAACCAAGGTGCCAAGTATTTGACGAAAATGGAATTGCGCATTATTATGGTCATGCTTATATCAGTGCGGAACTTGCAGATAATCGAATGAAAGAATTAAAATATGATAATGATACTCGAAAGAAAGTAGTTGAACTTATATACTATCACGATGCCACATTAGAATCCTCGCCAAAACACATCAAGAGATGGTTAAATAAAATTGGAGAAGAACAATTCAGAAGACTACTTTATATTAGAGTGTCAGATATATGTGCACAGAATAGGGGATATTTTGATGAAAGGCTAGATCAAATTGAGGAAATTAGACAATGTCTTGATGAGGTATTGGCTTCAGAGCAGTGTTTTCAACTCAAAGATTTAGCCATCAATGGAAATGACTTGATAAACGTCGGAATGAAACAAAGCAGAGAACTTGGCAATATTTTAAATCAATTGCTCGATATGGTAATTAATGGCGAGATTGAAAATGAAAAAGATAAATTATTAAATTATGTAGAATATTTAAAGGAGCAATAATTATTGAGTGGTAAAAGAAAAAGATTTGCAATCGTTTATGGCATTATAAGAAAAAGACATCCAAACTGGACACATGGCCAAATAAGCTATTGCACTGCCTATGCAGTAGGATATAAAAGAAAGGATAAGAGAGATGAATAAGATAGATAGAATTAGAGAATTAACCGCAGAACTTTTACATCATTGTCATTTATACTATGATTTGGATTCGCCCGAAATTAGCGACGCCGAATATGATAAAAAGTTTGATGAATTATTTAAATTGGAAAACGAAGTAGACTTTTGGCTTGCGAATAGTCCGACAAGGAAGGTACAAGGGCAGGTATTAGATGGATTCCAGAAGATAACACATTCTAAACCTATGCTTTCTGCGGCTAAAACCAAAGACATTAATGAGATTAAGAAATTTATAAACAGTAATGATTTTTATTGTAGCTATAAACTTGACGGGTTGACACTTTGTGTTCGATATCAGGGTGGAAACTTCGTGCAAGCAATTACTCGTGGCACAGGCATTATTGGTGAAGATGTAAGTGCCCAAGCAAAAATGATAGACAATCTCCCTATGCACATTCCTTATGATGGATATCTTGAACTCCGTGGAGAATGTGTCGTGTCCTGGGATAACTTCCGAAAAATCAACGAAGGTCTGGATGAGCCTTATTCGCATCCTCGTAATTTGGCTGCCGGAAGTTTAAGAAACCTTGATACTAATATTACCAAGCAAAGAAAACTTTCTTATGTTGTATTCGAATGTGTTTCAGACTTATATGATGAAGATACAAATGATGGCGAATGGGATTCAAAATGGGAAAGACTTGCTTATCTAGATTATCTTGGTTTTACAACCGTTGGTAGATGTGTTGGAAAAATAGATGATTGTATTGAAGCAATGCAACCAGAATATTATGAATATCCGGTTGATGGATTAATCATTGAGTTTAATAGTGATTCACATTCTAAATCTCTTGCATCCACAAGTCATCACGAAGGTTGCCGTATGGCACTTAAATGGGCTGACTCAACATATGAAACTGTACTCAGAGATGTTATATGGGACGTGGGGCGTAGCGGTGTAATTTCGCCCGTGGCCTTATTTGACGAAGTGGATTTAGATGGTGCATTAACCACAAAGGCAACACTTCATAACTTATCGATTATTGAAAATCTTGAACTTGGTATTGGTGATACAATTACGGTTTATAGATCGAATATGGTTATACCTAAGATTGACGATAATCTTACACGAAGTAATACTTTAGTAATTCCAGATATTTGTCCTTGTTGTGGATCTCTGGCAGAAGTTAAGTATACTGATAATAGTAAGTTCCTTATGTGCACAAATCCTAATTGCTCGGCTAAATTGCTTGCCAAATTCACCCATTTTGTAAGTCGAAATTGTGCTAATATAGATGGGCTTTCAGAAAAGACTCTTGAAGCATTGATTTCACGAGGATTTTTGCATACTTTTAAGGATATTTATCATCTGAATCAATATTGGGATAAACTTATTCAAATTGAAGGATTAGGTAGAAAATCAGTAAGTACTCTGCTAGAATCTATCGAAAAATCTAGAGAGATTAAGTTGGAAAACTTTATCACCGCACTTGGTATCCCCAATGTGGGATTGTCTGCTGCTAAAACTATTTCTAAGTATTTTAATGGCAGCGAAGAAGACTTTATGATTGCATATGAAAATGATTTTGATTGGACTGTACTTGAGGATTTTGGTGCGGTGATGGCACAAAGCCTAAATGAGTATTTAACTGCAAACTATGATGATATTATAGATTTGACTGGTGAATTTAATTTTATTGTAGAAGCTAAGGCAGTAGTCACTGAAAATCCGTTTAATGGAAAGAGTGTGGCTGTTACAGGAAAGTTGATACACTTTACACGAGACTCTATTAATGCCAAGCTCGAAAGCCTTGGTGCAAAGCCTGCAAGTGGTGTAACGGCCAAAACACACTACTTGATTAATAATGATCCTGCGAGCAGTTCTTCTAAAAATAAGAAGGCCAATGAGTTAAATATTCCTATTATTACAGAAGAACAATTTTTAAATATGTGTGGTGAATAAAAATATGAAATTAAGAGATTTACTTTTTACCGGAATGGATATTCCAAGCGAAGCACAAAAAATCATGGAGAAATTAACCTCCCTTAAAGGCATGACGGAAGACGAAGAGAGAGCATATCGATTCGGAGTTTCCGAGGCATTTAGAGCAGTTAGAACCGTATTAAATTTTGTTGACGATCAGCTTGTTTTTCATCTTGAAGGTCACGACTGCATAGAAGAATTTGACCTCGATGATTTAATCGAAATTGTTGAAGAGAAAGAGGGATATCAATATGAATAATAAAACAATACTCGAGATTAAAATTAAGCAACGTGGAGATAGGGTATATGATTTGTATATTAACGGCCAATGGATTGCTTCTCAAGGTCATTATGAAAACATCCTCGAAGTAATTCGTGAAGAAATTAAGCGTATAGATAATGAGGTGAATCATAATGATTAAAGTTTTAAATAGAGATACAGAACAAATATTTTATAGACAGCACTGTGAGGGGTGCGACGCGGAACTTGAGTTTGCCTTCGATGATACTTATGAAGGTGCTCTCGGTGCTAGATACTTAAAGTGTCCGATTTGTGGCAGAGAAAATATAACTGAAATTAATACACCCGAATTAAGTTCTAATAATATCAAATTTCCATTACATTTCTTTGAGCCGGGTGGAGTAGATATTTCTGATGAGCAAATTAATGATTGGGTTTACAAGTGCTTAAAGACAGCAGAAGAATCAAATGAACTTTATGGATTTTTTATGCAGACTGGTTCAGGTAATACAAAAGTTATTCTTTTGGCATATGAAGATGAATATAATATTATTGTTACCAAGGATTATTATGAGATGAGTGTGAAAAGGGAATAATTGTAAATAAATTATGAATTTACATTTTATATGTTGACAAATAACAAAATGGTGATATAATAATTACAGTACAAAATGATTTAGAAAGGAAGATTTATATGGAAGAAAACACAAAAGTAACCGAAGTTGTTGAAGAAATTCGGAGCGCAGATGAGGATGCCCTGCGTAGCACCATAGAGAAATGGTTCGAATCTACGAGAACTGCAGGTATGAAAATTGGTGCACAATTTATCAGTGCGGCAATATTCGGTGTAATTCAGAGACACACTAAAAAGGTCGGTAAGGTATCCTTGAATGATTATAAGAGAATGACGGCAGAGATTATTAAGATTATTTCTGTGCAGTTAGAAACACAACAAAATGATTTAGAGGAGAATGAAAATGACGGAACAACAGAGTCAAATGATAACACCAATTCTTGAGACTATTCAAGATGAAGAAATTCGTACATTTGCATATGTACTTGTGGACAATTTACCAAGTTATATATGGGAAGTTGGAGCCTCAAGTACGGGCAAGTATCATCCTCAATATTCGCTAGGTCAAGGTGGCTTGATGAGACATCAGATTGCGGTGGTAAGATTCCTCAATTTCTTTTTTGAACTTGAGCAATATAACACTAAGTTTACAAGTAGAGAACGAGATCTGATGAGGGTGGCTGGACTTGTACACGATGGCAGAAAGAGTGGAGAACAGACTGATTACGAGCGTAGCAAGTTTACAAAATTTGATCATCCTATACAAATGGCAAATGTAATTAGAAGTTATGATGGTCAATTTCTTAATCACGACGACATTGAATTTATGGCACACTGTATTGAGTCTCATATGGGGCAGTGGAATACAGACCGTAAGAGCAAGTCGGTGCTTCCTAAACCTATGGATGAATATCAGCAATTTGTTCACCTTGCAGACTATCTTGCTTCTAGAAAAGATTTAACTATGGCATTTGACGGATATGAACAGCCTAAAGCTGAACTCCCCGACATCAATGAATATGTAATTCCATTTGGCAAAAAACATAAGGGGCATAAACTAGTCGATGTGGCAAAAAGCGACCCAGGTTGGATTACATGGGGATTAGAAAACATCACGTCTGAGCCATTGGCAAGTCTTTTAAAGCAACTCAAAAACCAGGAGGACGATGAGATATGACAAATAATAATCCGGTAATTGGTTGGACGAGTGCGTATCTATCACCATATCCAACCGTACCATTTACAGAAGAACGAAAACAAGCATTAGTGCATCGTATCCGTAAGCGTAAATACAACTTTACTCATCAGGCACACCAAAACTTATTTTACACCGCGCCGTTTTATTTAGATAAGGTAATTTGTGTTTTAACTAAGTCACAATGGGATGAAGTTATCGGCGAAGCATATAATGATATGCCTCTTGGCAGAAGATTAATGCCAGAAGATGTGATAGAACTTAAACCTATTAATGATGTGTTATATGAAAAAACAAAATGGATTCCTAAGGAGGATGAGAATAATGAATGATGACGTAGTAATTTATGCTTATTGTGAAGAATGTGGCAATGCCATCACAAGTGAAGATAAAGCGTATATTGACCATGAGGGTCTGTATTTTGATAGTGTCGAATGTGCTTTATCATATCATGACATATGTGAGGTTGAGTTTTAATGGATTTTAAGGTCGAGATTTTAAAATACCCAACAGAAGAAGATTGGATATGGTGTAAAACATGCACATTAAACACGGTAGGCAAAGTCAGTGCAAAATTACCAACAGATGAGTGGAAAAAGAAGCTTGTCCAGGCAGAGCACAGTCCTTTAAGGGAATTATGGTTTGGTATTAAAATGACAATCCCTTCATATGTATCGGTGCATTTTGTTCGTCATCATATCGGAGTAAATCACTATGTACAATCTCAGCGTAATGATAGACAAACAAATTATGATAGGACTAAAGCACCACAAGATGCTATGGTATCTCATATTATGTCGGTTAACGCCCAAGAACTAGTATTTATGTCACATAAGAGATTATGCGGTCAAGCAGATGTATTTACTCGTAGGGTTATGCAAGAAATAGTTAAACAAGTAACCAATATTAATCCAGAATTTAAAGATGTGCTCGTACCATTATGTGGATATAGAAATGGTAAATGTACAGAATTTAATTGCTGCGGTCTTAATAAACAATATCGAGGCGGTGATATCAATGGATAGAGAACATGTACTTTTATGTGTAATGGGCCGTACAGCCTGTGGTAAAGATAGTCTTGTTAATAAGCTTTGTGAACGCACAGGATTAAAACGGATTATCTCATACACCACAAGAGAGAGACGAGTTGGCGAAGGTGAGACTTATCATTTTTCTACCAAAGAAGATTATGAGGAAATACAATCTACTGGACGAATGGCCGCTTATACCGAAATCGCAGGTAATTATTATTGGACAACAGTAGACCAATTATATGACAGTGATGTATATATAATTGACCCAATGGGTGTTAAAACTTTAAGAGCACTCAATTTGCCTAATTTAAAAATCGTGACAGTGTTTATTCATACACCTGATGCAATACGCGAAGAAAGAGCTTTAACTAAGCGCAAGGATAATAAAATAATTTATCGCAAAAGAAATTTAGATGAATCTGCACAATTTAGAGAAATGCTAAGAAACGCTGACTTTGATTATGCGATATCTAATATAGAATTACCTAAAGCATATTCTATACTAAGACATATATCTGATATCGAGGGCGTCTGGAAAAATCATCTTGAGGAGGAAGCATAATGTTAAAAATAGCAATTGATTTTGATAGTGTATTGTTTCCTACAATGGAAAAAGTAATTGAACTTTATAATAACAATTATAACACTAATATCGAGGTGTCACAAATTACGGCATATAATTTATATGACGACTTCCCAACTAATGTTGCAGATGAATTAATTGAACTTTTTACAGATAAAAGCGTATATGATAATTTGCAGCCGTATAAAGGTGCTATTAGAGCGGTTAAAACCTTAGTAGAGCAAGGTCATGAGGTGTATGTAGCAACTGCAAGTAGTACAAAAAATATGGAATGGAAAGAGCAGTTATTACAAAAACACTTTCCGTTCATTCCAAAGAATAATGTAATTCTCATTCACAATAAAGCATTACTCAATATTGATGTATTGGTGGATGATAATCTTGAACATTTGAAAGCAACCTTTGCTCACAGGGTATGTTTTAATCAACCTTGGAATGTTGATGAAGATACGGATTATGTGTACAGCATATCTCGAATTCATCATTGGGGTGAAATTATAAATCTCATCAATAATATAGAAAGGAAGAATAAGGAATGGGAAAAATAATTTTATATGAGCACGGATGTCCTAGATGTAATGTGCTTAAAATGAAATTGGATCAAAAAGGTGTTCAGTATGAAAATATTACTGATATCGAGATAATGAAGTCAAAGGGCTTTAATGAAGCGCCAAAGCTCGAGGTTGACGGAGTAGTTATGAACTTTAAAGAAGCGGTAGATTGGATTAAGGAGCAGTAAGATATGGATATTGAACTCAAATTTAATAAAGATTTTGAAAGAGCACTAGATGCTTTAAGAGAAAAATACGGAGAGGATTTTGAAATTCTAAACGGAATTCATAATTCACAGATGAATTTTTCTGATTTTATAGATGCATTTGTAGATAAAAATGTTGCAGATGTTACTATTGATGCAAATGCTAACGCATCAAATAAAGATATCGCATCATTCAGAACTGAAAAGGGTAAGGCAATTGATAAGGTGATTGCTGCTAATAAAATCTTCTATGAGATTAAGAAAAAATATGGTTTAAAGACAGCCAAAGAATGGTTAGAGACAGAATATACTGGCGGATTCTATCTTCACGATTTTCCTTCAACTACATATGTTCCTTATTGTTATGCATATGATCTTAGTAGATTAGCCAGAGAGGGATTGTTCTTTCTAAAGAATTATAATTCACAACCACCAAAACATCTTACTACATTCATAGATGATGTAATTGAATTTATTAGTTTTATGAGTAATCGTAGTAGTGGTGCTGTTGGCATCCCCAATATTCTCGTGTGGACATATTATTTCTGGAAAAAGGATTGTGAAAGTGGATTTATTATTAATAATCCGGATTATTATGTAAGACAGTCTTTCCAGAAGTTAATTTATAGACTTAATCAACCCTTTATGAGAATAGACCAAAGCGCATTCGTTAATGTGTCTATTTTTGATAGAGAATATTATGAAGCTCTTTTTGGCGGTCTTGAGTTTCCCGATGGTACATTTGCCATTGATTATGTAGATGAATTTATGGAACATCAGAAAATATTTATGGAAGTAGTATCCAAAATAAGACAGGAAAATATGTTTACATTCCCCGTACTCACATATTCTCTTCTTTATAAAGATGGTAGATTTGTAGATGAAGAATTTGCAAGATGGTGTTCGGATCATAATTGCAAATGGAACGATTCCAATTTCTTTGTCAGCGGTGATGTAACTACGCTGAGTAACTGTTGTAGACTTCTTTCTGATACATCTAAACTTAAAGGATTTATCAACTCCATCGGTGGTACGGCATTAAGTATCGGTTCCGTTAAGGTAAACACAATTAACCTTGTTCACATCTTTTATGAACTCGGAGAAGAAGTGAGTGAGAAGAAATATCTTAATCTTCTTAAGAAGAGAACTACTCTTTGTTGTAAGGTTCTAGATAGAGTAAGACATATTATAAGTAGAAATATTGAAAAGGGACTACTTCCCAACTATTGCAATGGTGGAATCGAAATGGATAAACAGTATTGCACTGTGGGTATCCTTGGTCTCTACGAAACTATGGAAAAGTTTGGATATATAGAGACAGATGAGTTTGGTAATAAATTCTATACTGAAAAGGGAATGGAGTTTTCTGGAAAAATATTCGATGTTCTCAATGAAACTAAGGATGGATTTACTGATGAATATTCATTTAACATCGAGAGTGTACCTGCTGAACAAGCTGCGGTAAAACTTTGTGCTAAAGACAATATCCTCTTTGATATGCAAGATAATTTTATTTATAGCAATCAATGGATTCCTTTGACTGAAAAATGTACTATCAATGAAAAAATTAGAACTAGTGCGATACTTGATAATAAGTGTTCAGGTGGAGCAATAGCGCACATTAATATTGATAACAATTTCCCCAATTCCGATATGGCATGGGAAATGTTAAACTATATTGCAAGTCAAGGTGTTATTTACTTCTGCTATAATACTAAAATTAATGTATGCAAGAATCATCATGGTTTTGTCGATAGCGACATTTGTCCCGAATGTGGAGAGCACGCCTGTGATACATACCAACGTGTAGTTGGTTTTCTTACACCCTCCAAGTCTTATAGCAAAGAAAGATTCAAGGAGTTTTCTGCTAGAGAGTGGTATGATACCGCAGCAATGTATGGTGAAGCTTCTTTAATGGGTGATTAAGTATGATTGTAAAAGAAATTCGTGATGAAGATTTTACAAGTTATAAAAAACCATCCATGGTCATCGGATTTCCCTCTTGTACTTTTAAGTGTGAGAGGGAGTGCGGTTGCAAAGGAATGTGTCAAAATCTTGCGCTAGCAACTGCACCAGATATTGAAATTAGCACGGCACATATCATTAAAAGATATTTGGATAATCCAATAACAAAAGCAATTATAATGGCCGGATTGGAACCATTTGATAGTGTTAAGGATCTTTTCGATTTAATTAGACATATTCGCATTTATACCAATGATGATATAGTAATATACACTGGTTATACTAAGGATGAAATTAAATATATGACCTTTAAAACACATTGGTCCGGAGGAACACTAGAATGGTCTTATCTTGAGCGGCTTGCAAAATATCCAAATATTATTATAAAATTTGGGCGTTTTATTCCAAATCAAGAATCTCATTATGACGAAATACTTGGGATTAAATTGGCTAGCAACAACCAATATGCAGAGGTGATATCATAATGGCTAAATATAAAATTGTTTTAAGTGATGATAAAGAACTCATTGCCGAGGTAAACAGACAACTTCAAGAGACACGAGGATATTGTCCCTGCGCTCTTGAATGGAACGAATCTACCAAATGTGTTTGCTCTACGTTCAGAGAAGCTCTCGCAAAAGGGGAAGAAATCGAATGTAATTGCGGCAAATATAAAATTATTAAAGTCGAAGATTAACACCACAAAATGATTAAAGGAGATGATTTTATGTCGGATAAGAACTTCAACATTGAAGAACTTGAGCAACAGTGTCTTGAGGCAGAGAAAAATTTGAAAACTCTGCACGAGCAACTGAATGCAGCCAAGCAAGAAGAAGAAAAGACCAAACAGGAAAAACTGAAAGCCGAAAAAGAGGCACGTAAGAAAGAACTTGATGAAGCATTTAACAGGTATTGTAAACTCAAGCAGGACTTCCTCAAGGATTACGGTTATTATTCAACTTCCACAAGTGAAAGTTTTAAAGATATAGACTCTATTATCGAAAAACTCTATGGATTTAGGTGGTTTTAATGAATATATCTAAACAAGAAAAAATTGTATTGACATATGTTTTTGAAGGGGTTGATTGCTATATAGTAACTCAAAATAACCTTCAAAAATACATTCTATACAAAATAATAGATGGCGGGTATCAAAAATTAAAAACATCTAATACACCATTAGATTTCGATGAAATTGTAAAAAAAGATAGGAGAAAATAAAATGGCAAGATTTTTTGAAGTCGTAAAAGATGAATTTAGAAAAAATGAAGGAGAAATTAAACTTCCCACTAGAGCTACTGAGCATAGCGCAGGGTATGATTTTTATTCTCCGGTTGATGTTGTTATTCCGCCTAACGAGATGGTTATGATTTGGACCGATGTTAAGGCCCATATGTATTATGATAATGCACTTTTGATTATTCCGAGATCAAGCATGGGAAAACATCCTGTCATGATTTCTAATACGGCGGGATTAATAGACTCAGACTACTATGACAATGAGTCAACAGATGGCAACATCGGATTTAGACTTCTTAATCTTGGTAGTACCCCATATGAAATTAAAACTGGAGACCGTATTGGACAAGGAATTTTTGTTAAATACGGCATTGTAAAAGACGACAATGCATCTGGGGTACGCACCGGAGGTTTCGGTAGTAGCAATTAATTTTTAGGAGGACAACCAAATGCATTCAACACACCGAAGTCCCCTGTGGGGGACGATTGGAACTATACTAATTATAATTTTAATCTTAACAACTATTATTGTATCTATTCATGCCAGAGATGAATATGCAAAGTTAAAAGAGGTCAGTGATGCTTTAAGTATTACTGTAAATGAACAGACAAGCACAATCAAACGCTTGGAGGAAGAAAATACGAGCTTGAACACTATTGTGTCTCAACTTGAAGAAGAAAACAGAAAACTCAAAGAAGAAAATACTAAACTTCAAGCAAAGACACAATCTACTACACAAGTAAATAAAAAAGATTTTAAATCTTATATGCCATATACTGCAATTACTAATAAATCAAGTACACAATGGCAACTGCAACAGTATGCAACAACGGATGAAAATGGCTTTAGATGTATCGATGGCAAACCTATGGTGGCTGTTGGTACAGGGTGGGGTGTATCCGTAGGAGATAGTGCTGTAATTACTTGTGATAATGGCAATAGTTTTGAAGTTGTAATCGGGGACGCAAAAGCCAATATACACACCGACTCCGAAAATAAGACAACTTTATCAAATAATTGTCGTTGCGAATTCATTGTAGATTCTCGTCAACTTAATCCTACCATTAAAACAATGGGTAATGTAGCGGTACTCGAACAATACAATGGATATGTAATAAATGTTCAAAAGATATAGAAACAGATTAAACCTTATTAAAAGGTAAAATGCCAAATAGTGTGAGGCAAATGGAAGTTGAATAATTAAATAGGGCGGTGGTAGTAATATCACCGCTTTCATTTTTTTTAAGGAGTGGTTATTAATGAGTTATGAGAAAGAAACATATTTAAAAATTATTGCGAGATTAATAGGAATTATAGTTTTATTAGTTATTTATATAGCAACATAATTCTTTTTTTTTGAGTTTCTACATATAATATAGAGTAATAATGAATGGGGTAGGAAAATGGAAAAATATATTATTAAATCAGTAAATCACATGAATGGTTTTAAGGTGATAAACTATCAACCAAACATTGATGAGTTGCAAATGCGAAAGGTTAAAATAGGCATTATTAAAAACTTGCAATTTATTTTTTCCAATGACATGAAGTCAATTGACACATAAGTAAACTTAATGGTATAATTCTCCTGTGATATAAAACATCAAAGGAGAGAGATACATGAAAGCAGTATACACAAGACAATCATTAGATAAGAAAGACAGTATATCTATCGAAACACAAGTAGATGAATGTACATCCAGGGCGGGTAACGCAACCTATAAAATATATAGTGATAAAGGTTACTCTGGGAAAGACACAAAACGTCCCGCATTTAAAGAAATGATGGAGGATATTAAATCAGGAGTCATAGATCAAGTTATAGTTTATAAATTAGATCGTATAAGCCGTAATGTCGTAGACTTTGTACAAATGCATGAAACTTTCACTAAATATGGAGCATCATTCATAAGCTGCAAAGAGGGTTTTGATAGTTCAACTCAGCTTGGACGCTTACTTATGATGATGCTTATATCTTTTGCTCAATTCGAGCGTGAAAGTATTCAGCAAAGGGTCAAAGATAGTTATTACTCAAGAGGGTCTAAGGGATTCTATATGGGAGGAACAATTCCATATGGATTTACGAAAGAAAAAACAATAATTGATGGAATTAACACAAGCCACCTTATCACAAACGAAGAAGAAGCCAAAATTCTAATTGAATTATATGAGCGTTATGCACTAACCGATATTAGTCTTGGAAAACTATCTAAAGACCTAAACAAAAGAGGTATCAAGAGTAGTAACGGTGTATCATGGGATAGTGGTAAAATAAGCCGTATATTAAGAAATCCGTTATATGTAAAGGCTAACGCCGATGTCTATATTTATTATCAACATAAAAAATGTAATATGAATAATCCCATAGAAGATTATATCGGCACAAATGGATGTTATATTTACGGGAAACGAGAAGCAAATGAACGTAAATATACAAATGTAGAAGATCACCATGTAACATTAGCGCCACACGAAGGACTTGTTGATAGCGACATATGGCTAACTGTACAATATAAATTAGATTCAAATACACAAATTCGTAATAGCGGAACAGGAAAGCATACATTCTTAACCGGATTATTAAAATGTAGCAAGTGTGGCTATGCAGTATGTGTAACTAGTGGTTATAAGGGAAGCAGATATTTAACATGTCGTGGAAAAACAAATCTTAAAGTATGTGACGGACTAGGTAGACCCATTAAGGTTTTAGAAGTTGAACAAGTAATACAAACAGAACTGCTTACAAAAGTACAAGAACTTCGTGGAATTGCCACAGAAGATGCACCAATCAAAAGCAAAGAAGAGGTTAATAATCTAAAAATAAAATTGGCACAAGTAAAAGAACAGATAGATAATTTAATTGAAGGATTAGCAAATGGTAATGCAAAGTTACTTCCTTATCTTAATGCAAAGATTGATGAACTTGATGAACAAAAATCCGAGATTGAATCAAATATATTACAGAAATCATTAGAACATAGAAAGACAACAAATACAGACGCTATACTTGATAAAATAGAGCGTTGGGATGAACTTGATTTTGATGAGCAAAAAGAGACTGCAAAAGCTATGATTGAAAAAGTCTCAGTGGCAGCAGATGAGATAAGTATTCAGTGGAAATTTTAGTTTACTTTCGTGTCGAGTGTTGATACATTGCATATAAAAGTAAACTACCCGGTAACCCTTATGGTTACTGGGTTTATTTTTTAGGGCAAAAAGAAAAGAGCCACCTTTCGGTGACTCTTAATTGTTTATAACAACCCCATTAATATATCTCTGGGACTAGCAGATGCTTTGGATTGAATGGTCGGAGATGAAGTGGGTGATAGTCCTTGTAATGTTGAAAATTGCGGTTTATATGAATTTGTGGCCATAGTACTAACCACTTGTTCAAACTTGTTCTTAAACTTTTCAATTCTCTTCATGGGCCATTGCAGGCCTGTTAAGATAGCAAGCGATGTAGCCTCAGAGACACCTAAGAAAGTATCAAAAATTCCATCAAATTCTTTAACCAACGAACTACTATCTAAAGAACGGTTACTTGTTGAAAGTCCTAAGTACATAGCTGTATTTGATTCTATTTTTGTATAAATGCCATTATGCCATTTATGTATAATATCAGCAGAGGTGCTTTTGGCTTTACTGCAACGAGATATAACAGAAACGCCCGAACATGACAGCAAAGTTCTAATCTCAGCTTCATCTATATTCCCATATTGACTTGAGTGATTAAGACTCAATAAGGTGTCTATATCGGCAACAAACTTATTATTAATTGAAAACTTATCTTCAACGTTTGAATTATCAAGTAGGAAAGTGCCACCAATACCATCTATTTGACTAAGCTCCGCTAGACAATCATATGTGTTTGCGTGACTTTTTGCGGATTCGTCATCTGACGGAAGAATTACAACTGGGACTACAATTTTCCCTTGACTTACTAAGTATTTACAAATAAAGCTACTACTGCCACTACCAGTACCACCAGCACCAGAGAATACTACGATAGTGATGTCTCCAGTAACAAGAGTATTAATTTTACCAACAACATCATCGATAGACTCAGACATGAGCCTAATTACGCTCTTACGGTCTTTAGCTGCACCAATACCATTCTCTATCCATATAGGATACTTTACACTCTTTAGCGAAGAAAGATCTTCACGACTTGTATTCATACAAATTGCGGGGTAATTGTATTTGGCCTCCGCGATTTGTGTAATGTTGCCCCCGGCTTGTCCAAGTCCTATCCATGTTATTTTATTTTTATCCATTTATACCATCTCCTTAATTAAATTATTTCCCATGTTATTTACAAAAAAAGTTCTATACTTACCATCTTTAACTCCTGCAGACACCATACCATTATATAATAAAGCATTTATTTCTCTATATATAGTAGAGTATGATTTGTTGAAATTAACTACTGACATCATGTTTGCGATTGTAATCGCAGTAGCTGGAGTGTTCGCTTGCTGGTTTTGAAGAATTTTTAAAATAATTATTTGAGTTCTACTTGTTTCCATGATTTTCTATTCCCCTTCTTTCACTTGTATTCGTTTGTGTTGATTTGTGTTCATTTCTATTTTGATTATAATATCATTTGTGTTCAATGTCAATCTTTTTGACAGTAATTTTTTTTATGATATAATAAAAAAGAGGTGAGAATATGAAAAAAGAGCCGACCCAAACAATGACAATTAGAGTCCCATTACCTTTGCATTTCAGACTGCAAATGCTTGCAGTACAAGATAGTAGAACAATGAATAGCTTGGTAAATAAAATATTGAGCGAATATGTTGAAGGGCAAAAAAAATAGGGTACAGATTGATTTCTGTACCCTATTTTTAATTATATTATTTAAACTCTTCCGCAAACCATAAAGTATAACCAACCCATGGTTCCCGACATAATGGTTTATGATCCATACATCTACGATGGCTCGTGGCTTCTGGAATTCCTATTTTTCGAGATGCTTCAGTATTACTACTAAACTCTTGATGAAGTGTTCCGTTAGCGTCAAAAAGATATACTTTTTTAGCATTAGCACACGACTTACAACCATCTGAATTCACCCAACTAAAAATACTGGTTTGATATGGCCTATTACATTTAGGGCATATTCTCCAAAATTTCTTTTCGGAAGATGCGCTAACCATATACGGAGTTGTTTTCTCATTACGCTCATTATCCCAATCTTTTGCCTTTTCGGGATACTTAAATCCAAACGAATTTTCTTTTTTATAAACTAAATATTGTTGATAAATTTTTTGTTCATCTCTTTTTGTATTGATATCCACACTCGGCATTTTGATTATTTCAAACAATTTACCAATAGCCCAATCTAGTGATTTATTAGTGTGTGTAATGGTGTTTTCATCAAAGGTATCATTTAAACCATCGGCAATTGTAATAATCTTTATATTATTTTGTTGAAAAAAATCTATCTTAGATTCTATTTCCTTTTCATTCTTATGCCAATAACTTCCATTGTATTCAATACCCATGTTTAATTTTGGCAAATAAATATCTATTTCTCTCCCAAATTCAGAATAACGCCCCTTAGCGTCGGTAATTTGTTTACAATAAAACAAGATTGCTTGTTCTGGAAAACTTGTTTGCATTTCTGACCAACATCCAGGGCATCCTTTGCCGTAGCTCCTATCAGATATTATAGCAGGCCACTCATATCCACACACAGAACACCTCCACCATACTTTCTTATTGCTGTGTGTAGTAACCATACTTGGAAGTAGACCATTATTTTTTTCATAATTCCATTCCGACGAAATATCTTGTCGTAATGTCTCCAAATCATTAAATCCTTGTAAAACAGTTTGTCCAATACAAGCAGGACACCCACTTCCGCTAAGTAAGGCATTTGGAGTTGGCTTCCACGGCTTCCCATTAATATAATGAGAAAATCCACAAATTTTACACTTACAATGTATCCCAGTACGATTGTTTATATAATCGCCAAGCACATCGATAGTAGGCCTCTTAATTGCCATTTCATTAATAAATTCTTCCTTTGTTTTTCTTCGACCCATAATTTACCCTCCTTACAGGTTAAACGAAACGTGGTGGTTAGAGAGTGGTAAGGCACTCTCAACGATGATCAGTCGCTGTCCCACCAATCATTTCTACAATTATTATATCATAAAATTACTAATTTGTCAATATATGTATGATATAATTTACAATTTGTTAAAATATTTAGGGATACAGAAAATAATCTGTATCCCCTAAACTATTTATTTAGATTCTTCTATTTTTGTATTAATGATTTTTGATGCCTCGCATATTTTATCAATAAGCTCACTAATCTTAGTTTCAGATTCAGCATCTAAATTGTAACCTATCTGGGCTGCACTTTTTTGTATCATAGCAAGAACCAATACTTTTTTATCGGTACCATCAGAATATCTTTGTTCAGCCTCTACCATAAACTCCAAGGTTAACTTAATAATTTCATTCCACTTTTTTTCTTGAATTAAATTTTTAATAGTTTTATATAATGTAACACCAAGAGGAATTGCAACGCTTAATCCAGATAAAACCCCGATTATAATATCTAACCAAATTAATACATTTTCCATATTTCATTTCTCCTTTACGCATTATATGAAACTTCTTGATTCGATGAAGACTTTTCAGTTTCGGCATCGCTTTCAATCTTAGATAATTCATCTTCGATTTCCATTTTTAGACGATCCTCGTCCATGGAACCAACGTCTTTCAATATTAAATATTTAGCTTTTAAAGTTTTTCTTTGTTCTTTAATGACATTTTCATATCTTGCTTTATTGCTATATGTAGCAATAGTAACACCAAAAGCACCACCGGTAATTGTGATTATTGTAATTGGCAACGTCATGTCTGGAGATTTATCCATAATAGCGCAATATGCAAATGCAACCATGCCAAATAAAATGGATAAAGCAAAGCAAACACAAGCAAATACTGCGAGTTTCTTTGATGTTTGTATTTTATTTTTAATCTTATTTTTCATAATTATCATTCTCCTTTTAATCATTTTGCATTGTTTAATCATTTGGTTGATGATAAGTCGGAAAACTCTGATGATTATAATAATCTGTTATAAAATTAAACTCTTTTTCACCAGGGCCATTTTGTTTTAACACATCTGAATATTTATGATAGACATCTCGTATATGGTCCATTTCTTCTGGGTGAAGTCTAATATTACGCCTACATCTATTACCACAATCAAATAGTTCAGAACGAAGACGATCCGCTTCATTTTCCAGCACGTTGCTCTTGACTTGAGCCAATTGATCTTTTAAGTTTTCATTAGTTTCTAATAATTTATCTATTTTCCCGTCAAGAGTTTGTATTAATTTATCATTATCGCCAACGCTTTTATCTACGCTCTTCATCCAATCATTACGCTTTGTAATATTGTCTTTATTATAATGAGCATTAACATCAGATAAAAGTTGTTTAACTTCGGCAAGAGTTTCCGCAGTTTCTTTTGCTTTTCTTTCTGCTTCTTCTTTCTCTTCTCTTTTTCTTCTAAGATGCCCACGTATATTAATAATTTCAGGCACAACTTTTCCTTTAAAGTCTAATATACATCCAATTATTTGAATAACCAGTAGAATTCCCACGATAATAACAGCTATCCATGCAGGAACTCCTAAAAATTCTATTCCTTGAATCGCATCTTTCATTTAATATTTCACCTCCTGGGCGTAATTATCTTTATTCTTATGGAGGTTTCTTTTTATTTCCACTTGCCATTAACTACAATATTAAAGCTCACCGCATAAGCGGTACCATAAGCGTAATTATAGGCCATTGTAAACTTTGTCGTTGTATGCGTAATGGTTCCGTTTGTTTCGCAATCTCCCCATCTATCAACATACATAGCTGCCTTTGCTGGAGTAATAGTTACATTATAGCTTGTATCAGCAAAAGTAAATGGCAAATCCATTTGGATTTTGTTATTACCATTGACAGTAATAGGAGTCACACTAACATTTCTCCAACATTCAGCGAATCCGCTTTTCCACTTACGATATGTCCAGTCGCCTTGTGTACCTTGCTCAACAACAAAGTCACCAAGTCTGCTATTGTTAATTAAGATGACGGAACTACCATTACCAAGCGCTATTTGATTGCCTGCGTCACTATAAACCAATATCGGTCTGGTGTTCATTGAGTCATATAATCCGATTGCAGTTGGGCTATTTGGATTTCCGCCATACAAATAACAATTGTGTGGGTTTGTAGAATTTGTTGGATTAGAAAATCTAACTTGCAACTCTTCTGTCTGTCCATTCAACCCGCCCATATTAATATGTTTCTTTGAGCTAATAATACCAGTTGTCGTTAACGTATTATTTATTGTAGTTACACCATCGATATTTACCGCATTATTAAAATCTGCGTTCATCGAAACTTCAAACGCATCTTTAGTAGACATTGCGCCAATTGCAACGCCCTTACCATTAGAACGAACATTAATCGGCCTAGCTGCGGACTGAAGTGGTGCGGTAACAGTTTTTGTTGCCCCATAAGCATCCTTGATTGTGAATCTCAAAATATAAGTACTTGCAAGTGCAAACGCACCTCCGCCATAAATACCACTCTTGGTTGCGGCAGTATCCGTTGCTGCTTGAAGTGTTGTTTCGGCAGAATAAGAAGTTCCATTATTGCTACTATAAGCGACAGTTACAGTTCTTGTATTTTTGCCACCAACATTAGAATATGATGAGTTAACAGTATACTTTGCGTAAGTGCCACTCTGCGAAAGGTTTCCACTAGAGTCACAACGTTGCACCGATACTGGACCAATACTAGGAGTGGCATATGGATACACCGTAATGTTTACAGTTTTACTTGCCGTTCTGCCACGATTATCTTGTACTTTAACAGTATAAGTCACCGTACCAGCAGTTTTAATAGCGGCAGTAGTAACGGTATTTGCTGTTAGAGTTGTAGAGTTACCAGATGAAGTAACATTCGAACCGCTAAAAGTATATGATTTAATTGTACTTCCACTTCCAGCAGTAGCAGTGGCAGTTAGTTTTGCCGTAGTCTTGCCTTGAACATAAAGACCACTTAATCCACTTGCTGCTATCGCCGCAGTAAACGCACTTACGGCTGGCACCACCGATGTGGGTACATTTGCCGTAATATTTTTGGATGTACTTGCTACGAGCGTCGTTCCATTATATGTCTGAAGCACCGCAGTTACCGTTCCGCTCGTACTCGATGGGAACCAAGCGTGCGGTATTGTGTAACTAAAAGTAGTTGTGCCGACAGCCATAGTAATTGTATCTTTAACTGTAGTACCAATCTTCAACTGAATTTTGTGATTAAACGCAGTTGAAGAAGGCGTAACGGTTCCAGATATCGCCGAGCCGGTATTAACGCTTGACGATACAGTAAAACTAGAGGATCGAGCAATCTTAGGCAAGGTAATTGTTTGGCTTACGGTCATTGTTCCAACCGAAGATCCACGATATGTACCATTTATAACGAATGTGCCTGAAATATTACAAGTAGCAGTTCCGTCACT